TTACAGTGAACGTAGCATCGGGTAATGTTAATCTATTGATCTCACCTACAACAAATTCTACAACTACCTCAACTGTGAATTTTCAAAGAACTACAATAGCAGTATAGGAAGTATTATGGCAGCGAAAGCAAACATTGTAGTTGATCAGGGTACTACCTTCACCACAGCATTAAACTTGACTGACGATAATGATCAGGCAATCGATTTAACTGGATACACTGTACAAGCTCAAATTCGTAAATGGTATACTTCATCTAACTCTGTTAGTTTCGCAGTTAGTGTTCCTACACCAACAAATGGTGTGATCAATTTATCTTTAACAGCAAATGTATCACTAGCTATGGATTATGGCAGATACGTGTATGACGTAATAAGTATTACTGGTTCTGGTACAGTAACTAGAATCGTGGAAGGTATTCTTACAGTAACTCCAGAAGTAACAACGGTAACGTATCCCTAATGGCTATTAATGTTACAGTAACCACTCCTAAGTTTAAGGCTGTAAAGTTCAGCACCAATACCAGTCCAATCATTCTCCGTAGTGGATTGGTTGGCAATAGTGGTGCTACTGCTTTAGCGCAGCTTACTGATGTTAATCTAGCAAATACCGCTAATGGTAATGTGTTAGTTTATAACAATACTAACAGTACCTTTGTGCTTGGAGGTATTGATGGCGGAGAATTTTAATCACGAGTAAAGTGATAGTCGCCATCTACATCCAATACACTACTACCACAGAACATTCCAGCAGTACTAAATCCTAATCCCTTCATGTATTCAATAACTTCTTCTGACTTTGGAGCACCGAAGTTATAATCAACATGCTGTAGTTCTAGGATGACATGGTTGCAGTTCTTAAGAACATTGGCAGCACCCTTTAGTACATCTAGCTCTGCTCCCTGAATATCCATCTTAATAAGATCCGGCATGGGGAAATTGTTTTCCTTTACCACAGTATCAAGTGTCATAGAGATCTTACGAACCTTTTTCTCTTCAGGGAATAGCTCATCCGCGCGAGGACTTAAAACAATATTTTCTTTATACACTGAGTTACCACCAGGATGCTCAGTATTCTCATAGAAAGAAATTACCTTCTCATCTTCTGATGATAGTAAGCCACAGTTATGAAGATAATTGCCTTCTTCATAAAGGAACTTAGTAGCATCCATAGCTTCAAACAAAACATACTGTGAGTTTGGCCAAACAGTTTTAGCTTCATTAGTCCAGTGTAGAACACACGCACCAATATCATAAATCACTTTAGGTTCAAGACCATCATTCTTCATGCTAGCAAGATACTGTGTGTGTATCTGAGGAAGTAAACGCATAGCACCTAGTTCTCTGAGTCTCTTCTTCTCAGGATTTTCAACAACAGGTGGTGCTTCATCTACAATGGTGAATACTTTATGGCCATGATGCCCACATACAATAGAAGTATCAGCCCACATAGTAAATCCCTTGCGAGTAGCTTTACGGCAGAAGTCTAGATCTTCACTAAAGGTATCCTTGTGATCAAGAGCATCATAATAAACAAACTGCGGATAACCTACAGTAGCAAACACTTCCTTCTTAATAAGAACACAGCCAAGACCAAAACCACCAACTTGAACAAGACCTCTACCCTTTAGATGTGACCAAGGAATACGAGCAAGGTTCATATCATATACTTCGATTGCCTGTGGTTCTAGACGCTGGCGATAGAGACCTGACACTGCTGGCTTATCATGTGCTAACAACTTCATAATAGTATCAGGAGCAAACGATACATCATGGTCAACGGCAAATAGATAATCAAAACCTTTTACAGTCCAGTCAGCAATTAGGTTGCGGACTTGGTCAACGTTATAACCATAGAAGAATTGAAAGTCTGCCTTATATCCTGCAGGGATAATCTGGTCATAGATTGACTTGAATGTTTGAGGATGAATATCGTTAGCTGTAGGAATGCCGATTAGAATTCTTTTCAAGGTGTTTTCTCCATAACCATGTTAGCGTTTTTCGTTTGTTCTCTACCATTCACTTTATAGTCATTCAGCGGGTTTATATCATTATAGTTATACACGATATCTGGAACGCATATAACATTACCCGGATCAGCCTGTTCAATTAAATTATAGAATACAGAAGTATCTCCGCCAGCCTTTAGCCAGTTACCTTCTGCATCCTTAAACACGCTGTCATTAATATTATTCAGTAACCGAGCATCAAACGTTCTTAAGTGCGTGTAAGGCATATTCCAATTGAATTTGTATTTACGATATTCTTTATTTTTCTTGATTTCTGGTGGATATGGCTGAGCAATAAGAGGGATTTTATCTACTAATGAATAGCAGCTACCATAGGTAAACTCTGCTTTTCCATCCTTGTAGATGTTATTGTATTTGTGAAATATGTTTGGATCATTCACTAGCCAATCGTCACCATCTAGGAGCATTACAATAGAAGCAATCTTTACCTTCGATCTAATAGTATTTATTTGATTGTAAACAGCTCCCATATTTGTTTCATTGTTTATGACGTTAAACTTACCACGAATGTTTTCAGGCAGAGAAGCTAGAGTCTTGTTGATAACATCTAGGGTATTGTCAGTAGACTTATCATTGATAATATGCATATTGTAATTGTTATAGTCCTGTTGCGCGACTGAAAGGATACAGTTTTTAATATACGCCGCAGAGTTATAAACAGGAGTTATGACCTGTATGTTTTTTTCAGGGTTTCTAGGATCCTGTGCTTCATCAGAGTTATAGAACCGGCGACCGAATACCTTACGCACTCTATGATTAATATGAGTTACCTTGCGGTAATCATCCAAAGGTAGGAATAGATTAAGCATCTTATAGAAGTGTTGTTTCCACTGCAAGGCAACTGTATCCCAGCCACAAATATCCTTTATTTGATTACAGGCATACATCTTCTGCTGATGTAGGTATCTGTCATTATAGGCTCTGACAACCATATCAGTAAACACGTCAACCTGATAATCGGTATTGATAAAGCGGAATAGATTATTAGGCTCAATGGCATGAGGGATTTTATAACAAGCAACATCGATAGCTGTTTCTTCCAAAGCACCAAAGCGGCAGGTTAGTAGAGGGGTATTATGAGCTAGAGCTTCAATACAAGAGATACCAGAAGTCTCAGGGAATGCTGCGGGATAAATCATAAATGAGGCATCAGCCATAATCTCAGCAATTTCACTCTGCTTAATAATGCCTGTGAAGTTTACATCTAGCTGAGTATTAAGTTTCTCAAGTTCGTGGAACTTCCTCTCTTGTTCATCAGGACCATGGTCATCGCGAAATTTGTAATACCCACCAATGATCTTAAGCTTTGCCTTTGGTAGTCTGTCTTTAACCTTTGGCCAAATTTTCTCAACGAGAGGGACCATACCTTTGCTTACTGAAGAATTATATACGAATAGATCCGGATCCTTCTTAGTGATATCTACCCAGTCAATATAGCGAATGATACCATTGCGTGTTTGGAAGATATAATTCTTCATGACTTCAAACATACGCTTATTACCATGGTCACAGTTACCAACGTAAGATGTATGGAAGTCAGATAGAGTGAATACTTCTGTTATTCTACCATCGAGTAGGAAGGGTTCAATGAACTGGTCGCCATCACAGAAAGTATCATGCATCCAGAGCACTTTATGTTTTGCGGATTTCATAAAGTTTTCAAAGTTTGGTAGACGACCGAAAGACTTAAAGTTCTGGCCAATATTAGCAGGAGCAAATGCAGCTACAGAGCGAGAGGCTATAACAATATCATATCCTGATTCTTTTTCGATATCGGATAATGGACGATACATGACATTATCATAAACTCCAGGTTTGCCCCCATCGTGGATACAGTCATTGAATACTGTAACATCAAAACCTATTTTGGAGAGTTCCCGAGACATCAGGATAACGGCAGATTCAGAACCTCCAAGACCTCTCTTAGAGAGAGTACTGCCATCATAGCAAAGACCAAGGGTATCAATTATCGCTAGTCTCATATCGGTTTCCTATAATATAAATAATAAGTATTATACAATGAGTATACTGTATTGGTGATTAAAAGTCAAGTTATATAACTTGATTATTTATATCGATATATATCGGATAGGAATGCCATATGGCTAGTAACACGGTCGTTCAAGTAAAACGCACGGCGATTTCAGGTCGCCCAGCGAATACGACAACGATCCCCAATCCCGGCGAATTAGCACTCAATATGACCGATGGAATCTTGTATTCCACGAACGGTTCAATCATATTCGAAATTGGTGCAAATAATACTAACGTCCGAGTTTCTAATACATTAACTGTTAAAGCGATATCCGCGAACAGTTCTGTAGGTGTAGAAGGTGAAGTTCTAACGAGCAATGGCTCCGGTGTTTATTGGCGCACCGTAACTGGTTATGCAGGTTCTAGAGGTTACACGGGTTCTGTCGGTTATGATGGATCTCAAGGTTATACTGGTTCAGTAGGTTATGTTGGTTCTAAAGGTGATCTCGGTTATGTTGGTTCACAGGGCTACTCTGGTTCATCCGGATATACTGGTTCTGCTAGTACTGTAGTTGGTTACTCAGGTTCACTTGGTTACACAGGCTCACAGGGCTACTCTGGCTCATCCGGTTATACTGGATCATTAGGATATACTGGTTCTAAAGGTACAACATATATTGGAAATACTGCTCCCGCTGGTGCAATCGCCGGTGATACATGGTGGAACAATTATGATGGTGTCCGTTATGTTTACTACACTGATGCAGACACCACTCAATGGGTTCAGGAATCCGCAGTTGGTCCTATGGGATATACTGGTTCAGCAGGAACCTCTGGCAGTAATGGTTACACAGGATCTGCTGGCGTAGGCTATACTGGTTCAGCCAGTACTGCTGCTGGTTATGCTGGATCACAAGGCGCTATAGGTTACACAGGATCCCTTGGTTACACTGGATCACAGGGATATACTGGTTCAGTAGGAAATGGTGGCTCGCAAGGTTATAGCGGTTCTCAAGGTTATACTGGATCGCAAGGTTACACTGGATCATTAGGATATTCTGGATCTAAAGGTGACACTGGTTCTCAAGGTTATAATGGCTCGCAAGGTTACACAGGCTCTGTTGGTTATGCTGGCTCACAAGGATATACTGGTTCAGTAGGTTATACAGGTAGCCAAGGTGTTATTGGTTACACTGGTTCAGTTGCTTCTGGTCCTGCGTTTAGTGCATATCCCTCCGGTGCACAAACTATAACATCTGGCAGTTTACAAAAGATGCTATTTCAGACTGAAGAGTATGACACTAATAACAATTTTGCCAGCTCAAGATTTACTCCAACAGTAGCTGGTTATTATCAATTTAATGCTACAGTTAGAATTGATGGTGCGACAGGCACTGGCGAATGTATGATTGTTCTTTTTAAAAATAACGCAGAATACAAACGTGGTTGGAATTCCCTGGGTGTACAATTTTCTTCTAGTTTCTGGTCTATGAGTGTTAGTGCTCAAGCTTATGCTAACGGATCGTCTGATTACTTTGAAATTTATATCCAGCAAGGAAACGGATCATCGTTAGACACTAGCCCTTATGCACCTATCACTTACTTCCAAGGATGCATGATTAGAGCAGCATAATGATAATTTTGACAATCAATTATAATAAATAAAGTAGAACCTTTAATAATAAGAGAGAACCGAAATGGCAAATCTAGACTTTCCTGGCTCACCAACTGATGGACAAACATATTCAGCTGCGGGTAAAACCTGGACATATAATGCCGCATATGGTGTATGGAACGTAACATCTTCGGGTGTTGTGGGTTACACTGGTTCACAGGGCTACACTGGTTCTGTAGGTTATGTGGGTTCTCAGGGTTATACAGGTTCTCAGGGCGATATCGGCTATACTGGTTCTAAAGGCGATATTGGCTACACTGGTTCAAAGGGCGATATCGGCTATACTGGTTCACAGGGTGTTCAAGGTGTTATCGGTTACACAGGTTCTAAGGGTGACATTGGTTACACTGGTTCACAGGGTGACATTGGTTACACTGGTTCGCAAGGTTATACAGGTTCAGGTTATGTAGGTTCGCAAGGTTACACTGGTTCGCAAGGTTATACTGGTTCAACAGGTTATGTCGGCTCACAGGGTGATATTGGTTACACGGGTTCATCTGGTTATGCTGGCTCACAGGGTGATATTGGTTACTCCGGTTCACAGGGTTACACAGGCTCTAAGGGCGATATTGGTTACACTGGTTCGTTCGGTACAACGGGCTATGTCGGTTCGCAAGGTTACACTGGTTCAGTAGGTTATGTTGGTTCTCAGGGTTACAGTGGTTCGCAAGGTTACACTGGTTCTGCTGGTGCCGATGGCGACAAGTATTCTACTTCATCTACAACCAGCTTCACTCTTGGTGCCTCTGGTAACCAGACAATTACTGTCGCTGACGTAAATGTAGATTATTCAGCTGGTCAAGATATCGTAGTAGCTTATGATGCAAGCAATATTCAATATGGTATTGTTGTAAGTTATAGTGCTGGATCTCTAGTCTTTACTAAGGTAAGACAACTAGGTTCAGGCACTTACGCAGCTTGGAATGTTAACTTAGATGGTGCTGTTGGTATCCAAGGTTACACTGGTTCTCAGGGCGACATCGGATATACTGGCTCTAAGGGTGATATTGGCTATACAGGTTCTAAGGGCGATATCGGTTACACTGGTTCAAAGGGTGATATTGGTTACACAGGTTCCTTTGGTTATGATGGCTCTGCTGGTTATACTGGTTCACAGGGTTATACTGGTTCGCAAGGTTACTCGGGTTCCGTAGGTTATGTTGGTTCTCAAGGTTACTCTGGCTCACAGGGTTATGCTGGTAGCCAAGGTTACACAGGCTCGCAAGGTTACACTGGTTCACAGGGTGATATCGGTTACACTGGTTCAAAGGGTGATATTGGTTACACTGGTTCAAAGGGTGATATTGGTTACACTGGTTCAAAGGGCGATATTGGTTACTCTGGTTCGCAAGGTTACTCTGGCTCAGTGGGTTATGTCGGTAGCCAAGGTGATATTGGCTACACTGGTTCGCAAGGTGTTATTGGTTACTCAGGTTCATTAGGTTACACTGGTTCAAAGGGTGACATCGGTTACTCTGGTTCACAGGGGTACACTGGTTCTCAGGGTATCACTGGTTACACTGGTTCAAAGGGTGACATCGGTTATACTGGTTCAGTAGGTTACACTGGTTCTAACGCAATCAACTGGATGAATAAAACTGCCAATTATACCGCCAGTAATAACGACGGTATTCTTGCTGATACTTCTGGTGGTGCATTTACTGTAACTCTACCTGCTTCTCCATCAACTGGTTTTTATGTCATTGTTGTTGACACTGGTAATGCCTTCGCTACAAACTCACTAACAGTCAATGCTAATGGCGGAACAATTAATGGTTCATATAGTAATCTTGTTCTAAACATAAATGATACCAAGGTAGATTTAATCTATACTGGTTCTACATGGGATGTCGCAACAACTAGTGGTACTCGCGGTTACTCAGGTTCACTAGGTTACACTGGTTCAAAGGGTGACATCGGCTATACTGGTTCAGTAGGTTATGTTGGCTCACAGGGTGTAACCGGATACACTGGCTCGCAGGGTGATCTTGGTTACACTGGTTCACAGGGTTATACAGGTTCTAAGGGCGATATTGGTTACACTGGATCTAAGGGTGACATTGGTTACTCCGGTTCACTAGGTTACACTGGTTCTCAGGGCGATATCGGCTATACTGGTTCGCAAGGTATTCAAGGTTATACAGGTTCGTTTGGTACCACAGGTTACACTGGTTCTAAGGGAGATATCGGTTACACTGGTTCCCAGGGTGACATCGGTTATACTGGCTCTCGTGGTTATACTGGTTCGCAAGGTTACACTGGCTCTGCTGGTGCTGATGGTGATAAGTATTCTACAACGTCAGCCACCTCCTTTGCATTAGGTAGCAGTGGTAATCAAACAATCACTGTTGCTGATGTGAATGTTGATTACTCGGCTGGCCAAGATATTGTTGTGGCTTATGACTCGTCTAATATTCAATATGGTATTGTTGTAAGTTATAGTGCTGGTACTCTAGTCTTTACTAAGGTAAGACAACTAGGTTCCGGAACTTATTCTGCTTGGAATGTCAACCTAGACGGTGCTGTTGGTATCCAAGGTTACACTGGTTCCAAAGGTGACATAGGTTACTCAGGTTCACAGGGTGATATTGGTTACACTGGGTCAAAGGGTGATATTGGGTATACTGGTTCAAAGGGTGATATCGGTTACACTGGTTCGTTTGGTACCACAGGTTACACCGGCTCGCAAGGTGATATCGGCTACACTGGTTCACAAGGTGTCATCGGTTACACTGGTTCATTAGGTTACACGGGTTCTAAGGGCGATATTGGTTACACTGGTTCGCAAGGTATTATCGGTTACACTGGATCCTTCGGCTATACTGGTTCACAAGGTTACTCTGGTTCACAGGGTTACACTGGCTCGCAAGGTTACTCTGGTTCACAAGGTTACACTGGTAGCTTTGGTTATACAGGCTCGCAAGGTTCATCGTATATCGGTAGCACTGCTCCTGCTTCGCCATTCGTTGGCCAGACTTGGTTTAATTCTGATACTGGTATTCGTTATGTGTATTATGATGATGGTAACAGCTTACAGTGGGTACAAGAATCTGCAGTTGGTCCTGGTGGTTACACTGGCTCTGCTGGTACTGCTAGTGCCGGATCACCAGCCTCTAATGGTACTGGTACTGCTGGTCAGCTTGCTTATGATGCATCTTACCTATATGTGTGTACAGCAACTAATACATGGAAGCGGATTGCATTAACGGGTGGATACTAATAGTATAATAGTATGAAAGAAGTATAAT